GAAAATATATTAAGTTTGATCAATGAGAGACCGGTAAAACATTGTATAGTATTTTACACAGGATTATGGACTTGACTAAATAGAACAAAAAACCTGCACTAGTTTCCGCTAGTACAGGCAGTGACTATATCGGTTGATAATCTAGCATATATTAAAAATAATTGCAAGAAAAGAAATTTATAGTGGTCGATACCAAATTATCAAAGCAATGTTATTTTGTTGCTGTCTATTAATTTATGTATTGGAGGGAAAACAAATAGATAAAGAAATCAAAGCAACTTTCAAATTAGATTTGACTGAACTAAAAGAACTGCTCAACAAGGCTAGTGACCAAGTCGAACGGTTACAAGAAACTTTAGATGAAATTGCTAATTTTAAAATCCAAGTTTCTTAGCAGTATATTTTTTAGCAGCTGTACTCAAGAAATCATACCAAGTATCAAAAAAATATAACTTAACTAAATAATTAAAAAAGGTGGGCAAAGAGAAATGATGGCGTTAATAATTTCAATTTTTGCGCTCTGTCTTAATGTCTATATGATTGGATTTAAAAATGGACAAAATAAAAAATAGTAGCAGCCAAGAATAATTTTATAGTGTCACTGTGGCGGAAGTAGAAGACGCAACGGTAAATGGCGAGTAGCCTCGTGAGAGCCTGGTAAGTTCTCGTGTGTGGTGCGATTCCACTCCAGTGACTTTAAGCAACCGAGGGTTGGAAATGGGCGCTCAAAGTACACGAGCAAGGCGAGGTCGATAGTAATCGATGGAATCGGTGTAGGTTGCTATTACATAATTGGTTAGGTTAGATTGAGTTTTGGGATTCGGTACAAATGAATCGTCAAATGACTCAAGCACAGGATCGGAAACGTCCCTGCCTGTGCATTACATATTAGATCACTCATCGAGTGGTCTTTTTATTTTGGAAGGGGAGTAAACAGATGAACGAAAACCAATTAAGAGAGTTGTTTAAAACGAATGAAGCAAACAAAACAATGGAGGCGACATTCTACGAAACTCAAAAAAGCTTAGCGTTAATCGCAAAACAAGCTAAGTATTTCTACGATCAGCTTATTCTGCAAGGATTTAATGAAGGACAGGCTATGGAATTTATGATGCGAACCTTTTCTGCCAGTAACCAACAGAAAGAGTGATACGTAATGAGAAACTACTGGTATGTATCACTAACAAATAAATACCCGCAACCAAACACAGATGACCCAATCAGAGTGGTTCAATCAGTCCAGATTAAAAAGAAATACTCCATTGTTGAAATGACCAGAGAAGCTACGCCAAATGAAATTGATAAATGCAAACTTATTTATTGCGGTCATGGATATTTTAGTGAGCAGAACATACAGACAAATATAAAAAAATATCATTAACATATAACAAAGGTGGTGATGGAAAATGAGTAAGTTGAATCCTAAGCAACAAGCCTTTGCTGATGAGTACATCATCACAGGCAATGCTTATCAGTCAGCACTGAAAGCTGGCTATAAAGAAAACTACGCTAAGAACGCACAAGAAAAATTGGTGGAAAAAGGTGGAAAAGTATCCGACTACATTCAAGAGAAGCTAAAAGAAGTTCAAGCTAAGAGGCATTTAACAATGGAAGAAGCTTTGGCTATTACTGCTTCTATTGCAAAAGGAGAACCACAACGCTTTGAAGTTGTTAAGAGAGATCCTTATACAAACGAAATCATAGAACGTGAAGTGAGTGAATATTCAGCAGGTTTCAAAGAACGTAACCAAGCACTTGAGCATTATTATAAAATAAACGCAGCATTTGTAGATAAGCAGAAAGTTGAAATTTCTGAAATACCTACTTTCATTGATGATATAAGTAGTGATGATGATGGCTAAAAAACTATCTGAATTTCTTCCGCCGAAGTTTCATTCAGTATGGAGAGCGACTTTAAATCAAGACATTCTTAATATAGTTTGTAAAGGTGGCCGGGGTTCAGGAAAATCATCGGATATAGCGCATATCGTTACTCAGTTACTTATGAGATATGCAGTGAATGCTGTAGGTATACGTTATGTTGATAATACACTTGAGCAATCATTGTATGAACAGATGAAATGGGCGATTGAACAGCAAGGTGTTTCCCACCTATTCAAGTTTAATAAGTCACCACTTAAAATTACTTATCTTCCAAGAGGGAATTATATGATATTTCGTGGTGCTCAAAACCCAGAACGAATCAAGTCTTTAAAAGATAGCAAGTTCCCATTTGCTATAGGTTGGATTGAAGAATTAGCAGAATTTAAAACAGAAGATGAAGTCACGACTATCACGAACTCCCTTTTACGTGGAGAATTAGATGATGGTCTTTTTTATAAGTTTTTTTACAGCTACAATCCACCTCAGAGAAAACAATCTTGGGTAAACAAAAAATATGAAACATCCTTTCAGCCTAAGAATACATTCATTCATCATTCAACTTATAAAGATAACCCTTTTATTTCTAAGGAGTTTCTGAGCGAAGTCGAAGCAGCCAGAGCAAGGAACCCTAGACGAGCTGAGTGGGAGTATGATGGTAAAGCTATTGGATCTGGTATTGTACCGTTCGACAATCTACGAATTGAAGCTGGAAGTATCACAGATGAAATGGTGGCAAACTTCGACAACATTCGCCAAGGGCTTGACTACGGTTACGCAACAGATCCTCTTGCTTTTGTGCGTTGGCATTATGACAAGAAGAGGAATTGCATATATGCCATTGATGAACTATACGAGGTTAAATGTAGCAATCGTCGTGCAGCTCAATGGATTAAGAGCAATAAGTATCACTACCAGGACATCATCGCAGAGGTTGAACCTAAATCAAACGCTGAGATGAGAAATGAGCATGACATATTGAAGATAAGGCAAGTTACTAAAGGGCCTGATAGTGTTGAATACGGTGAAAAATGGCTAGATGATTTAGATGCGATATACATCGATCCGATCAGAACACCAAACATCGCTAAAGAGTTCGAAAACATCGACTATCAAACAGATCGTGATGGAAATCCAAAACCTCGACTTGAGGACAAAGATAATCACACAATCGATGCTACTCGATATGCTTTTAACGATGACATGAGAAAGCGACCAGAACCAGTCAACGTCAAAAAGACGATCGACACATTCAAAAAACTAGGATTGTAGAGGTGATACAGTGGAACATAATATTCAGCTTCTAGGGCAACAACGATTTGATGAGGAAGCGAACCTTGTCTATAAGGTGCCAGTTAGTCAGTTGCCGAAAATCGACATGTTAGATCAGCAGACAGGAGAGGTCAGCGAGTTTATCGACTTCAATCATGAAGATATGTGGAAAATGATTGTCGGCTTTATCAAGCACCATCGTGAAAGACAAGTACCTAGATTAAAAGAGCTAAAGCGATATCTGAATGCAGACAATAACATTAAGCGACGTCCAAACAAGCCAGACGGGAGAGCAGACAACCGCATAGCGAGCGATTTTGCTAACTTTATTGTGTCGTTCAAACAAGGTGTCTTGTTAGGTAATCCGATTAGTTATAACGGCGATAAGGTTATTGTTGAACGAATTAATCGGTTTGCTAGCGAATCTAATGAGGACTACCATAATCAGTTGATGAGCCGTGATGCATTTGGCTTAGGTCGTGCTTATGAGTGGGTTGGACGTGACGAATATGGCAAAGAAACAATAGCTAAGTTTGATGCGGAGCAAACATTTGTGATTTATGACAACACAAAAGATAGAAACTCGATTTGCGGCGTACATTACTTCGTTGAGAAATTTTTGGATAAGTCATTCACTCGGATCGAGTTATACACAAACTGTGGGTACAACTATTACTTCACAGCTAAAGATGATGATTTGGAAAATGCCGTACTGGATGAAGATGGAGAAGTTCAAAGCTATTTTGACACTGTTCAGATCAATGAATGGATCAACAACGAAGAGCGCACAAGTGATTTTGAGCATGTAATGGATTCCATTGATGCATACGACCTTTCACGATCGGAAATGGCTAACTTCCAACAAGATTCGTCGGAAGCCTACTTGGTGATTAAAGGGAACCCTGACACAGCAGACGACCAAGAAGGCGACAACAGCAAGTTAGCAGTATTCCAAGCTATGATGCAAGCAAGAATGCTTGTATTAGGCGATAAAAAGATATACGACAACAATGTTGCAGGTGCAGAACCTGATGCGTATTACCTTAAGAAAGAGTATGACGTTGCAGGAATGGAAGCTAACGACAGCCGGACAGTTGCTGATATCTTACGCTTCACATCTCTTATTGATTTTACTGACGAGAACATCGGGTCCAACCAGTCAGGCATCGGATTCCGTTTCAAAGGTTGGGGTTCAGACAACGATCGTAAGAACAAGGAACGAATGGTTAAGAAAGCTATTATGCGCCGTCTGCGGTTGCTTACACACTCTTGGAGCATTAAAGACGGACTGGATAAACCACGAGGCTTGATTGATACAGTCAAAGCCTTTTTTGTTTCTGATGAAAAGCAACAAGAGCAGCTATGCAACAAAGTAAACGAGATACAAATTCAATTTACGCCAAACGTACCGCAATCTGACGAAGAAATCATGAGCGTAATCGCTGGAATGGTCGGCATCGTATCAGATCAAACGTTGTGCGAAATGGCCGAGCGGTTAACTGGCGTTCCGTTTGAAGAAGAACTTAAGCGATTGAAGAAACAAGCCGTTTCTGGTGTGTTTGACAGTGACAAAGAAACTGATACGGAGGTTGAAGAAGATGAATCTCAAAGAACAGATGATGAACCAGTATCAGAAGAAGGATAGCGAAAAAATCAAAGATGCTATTGCTGAAGCTATGAAGATTGGCAGGAACGAAGTCCTGTACGGCAAAGACATTATCACAGATGATATTCGCAAAGAGTTTCAAGATGGCGGCTTTACTGTTGAGGATTACGAGGATAAGCATACGATTGATGCGAAAATTGAGTTAGTCAGATTTTCTTGGTAGGGAGGATAAGAAATGAAAGCACGTAAAAAACCAGTTACTGTCGAGATTGTGCAACTTAAAATGCTATCTGCACGTTCATATCGCAAATGCAAAGAATTCGTTGGTGAAGCATGGGTTGACCATAATAATATGCCGAATGGATTACCTGGTATTGAAACATTAGAAGGCACGATGGAAATATCTGATGGTGATTACATCATCAAAGGCGTTCATGGTGAATTTTATCCGTGCAAACCAGATATCTTTCTTGAGACCTACGAAATCATCGAGGAGTGATTAAGTGAAATCACAAGATTACTTCATCAAGCGGGAGAAAGCTTGGCAAGAGCAACAGATTAAAGATGACAAGAAACGCATGAACGAGATCAAGAAGCGTCTGCAATACGCACAGGATGCGATACAGAAAGAGATAGACGCACAGTGGGATAGTTTTTCCAACGGGCAGAAAATCACTCGTAGCGAAGCAATGAAGCGTGCTGATGAAATGGATGTAAAAGCATTTGCTCGCAAGGCTAAGAAGTATGTTAAAGAGAAAGACTTCTCACCTACAGCAAACAAGGAGTTGAAACTATACAACCTAACGATGCGTGTTAACCGCTTGGAATTGCTTAAAGCAAATATTGGACTTGAGCTGATAGCCACTTTTAATGATATGGATAAATACTTCTCGGGAGAGCTTACCAGCGCTGGTTTGAAAGAACTGCAACGTCAAGCAGGCATCCTAGAAATGACGATCGCTAAAAGCGGTTATGCCAAACTAGTGGAGCAAGTGATAAACAGCTCGTTTCGAGCAGATGGATTTGCAACGTTTAGCGAACGACTATGGATGTACCAAGCAGAGTTGAAAGCTGATTTAGATAAGTTGCTTGTACGTAGTGTGACGATGGGTAGAAACCCTAAACAGCTGGCTCCAGAATTGAGTAAGTTTCTAACAGAAGAAGGACGAGAGAATACTAAGTTTAATACACAACGTTTGATGGTAACCGAAACAACAAGAGTTCAAAGCGGTGTACAAAAGGAAAGTTATCTAGATGCGGATATCGAGAAATATGGATGGGTAACTGAGCCTAACGCTTGCCAATTATGTAAAAGCATTGCCGCTGATGGTCCATATTTAGTAAGTGAAATGGAAGTTGGCAAAAATATGATGCCGGTACATCCTTTTGATAGATGTTCCACTTATCCGATAGTTGATCGTGATGCATTTGAGAAGTCGCTTAAAGAAAGGGGGTTATAACCATGCCAAAACTAAACAAAGTATCAATCAGCAACGGTTTATTCATTGATGGTACACGGGTTGACGGTTTAACAGATATTAATATCGAATCAAGCGTTGATAATGTATCAGCAATCACTATGAAATTCTATGGAATCATTGACGGACTAGACAACATTCAAGAAACATATCAATTTAAGGAGCCTGAAAAAACATACAAACCAAATAGAAAATACAAAAGCCGATAGCTTAGAACTAACGGCTTCTTTTTAGTGCTTTATTCAATATGACTGTCTGGATCAGTTGTTAAATGTTTAATCGCAAGAACGTTCTCTTGAATTAATTCCAAGGTTTCAACGGTGCTTTCAGCGCTGATTCTTGTTAATTCAGAGTCGCCTTCGATCTCACCAAGACTGTTTACAATCAAATCAAGCTTTTCGTTCATTGAAGTCAACAGTTCAATCACTTTTTCATTCATTGCTATCCCTCCTTTGGCAGATAGTATATAGAATAAAAAAATATTGTCAACTATATTTAATGGTTTAGCCACTAGAACAAAGACATTGAAACGAGTTGAGGAGGAACACAAGTTGGAACCAAAAATTGATATTGATATAGAATTCAAATCACTTAAGGAACTTAAAGAGTTTCTCAATAAACTTCCAGATGAAATACTAGACAAAGAGCTTCAAAATGACGGTATTCATGATGGATTGAGATTATATGAAGATCAAGAAGAACCCAGCGTTTATTATTTGTAATTAAGTCGCTAGCCCATTCGCTAACGGCTTTTTATTATGCCTTCTTACTGCTTACAGGCACTAAAGAGAAAGCTGTTCCGACTGACTGGTATAACTAGTTAAATTATCGGGTAGCGGCGTAACCGTGGAGGAATAATCATGGATAGTAAGAAGTTCATTGATATCTGTAAAGAAGCTGTTATTGCTTATGCTAATGAGAATTTCGAGAAGACAGATCAGGTTCAAATTACCGAAGAAGATGTATTTGTTGTTTGGAGCTGCAAAACATTGCAAAACAATAAAGCTTTGCTCAGCACAACGGTTTCAGATGGTATGTATTATGAATTGACCTATAACGGTGATAAATCTGAAGTATACCTTGATGCATATAAAAAATGGGAAAATAAGTGTATTAAAGTCTAGCAAACGTTAGGCTTTTTGTTTTTGTCCAAGCATTGATGACTTTAAAAGCTATGGAAAGTGCAAGCATTTATCCACGTTAAAAGATATGGAAGGAGAAACAAATATGAAAGTCAAAAAATTATTACCAATGAACTTGCAATTCTTTGCCGAAGACGATGCAGCTGATGTTACTCCGGATAATACATCAGGTAACAGCGCAGATAACAAAGAAAAAAACGGTTCAGATCCGACAGATGCGGACAAAAAATATAGTGACGCTGATGTCGACAAGATTATTGCAGCAAAGTTTGCTAAATGGGAAGCCAAACAACAACAAGAAAAAGACGAAGCTGCCAAACTTGCCGAAATGGACGATAAAGAGAAAGCAGATTACGAGAAACAGCAACTTGAAGCAAAACTAGCTGAGTTCGAACGTAAAGAAGTGCTATCCAAGATGTCTGAACAAGCAAGCGAAATGCTGTCTGAGAAAGGCGCTAAGCCTACGAAAGAAATGCTTCGACTAATTGTGTCAGAAGACGCTGAAACCACGTCAAACAACGTTAAAACGTACCTAGCTTCTGTTGAAGCAGAACGCGAAGCAATCAAAGCGGAATATGAAAAGCGCCTTGGTGGTAAAATTCCTTTAGATGGAAATGGCACAACAATTTCTCGTGGTGCACAGCTAGCAAAAAATGCAAACAACCAAACGAAAAAGCCTGAGAATGACCCTTGGGCAATTAAATAGGAGGAATATCAATGGTTTATGTTAAAAAATCAGAAACATTCAAAGAAATCAATTTTCTAAAATCTCAACAATTCATTTCATTCACAAAACAAGTAGATAACACTCACACAGGTGTTGTAAATGGTGTATTGCCAGCGGGGTCAGTTTACCCAGCAAACGATGGGACAGCTGAAGGTATCACAATTAATGATGTTGATGTTAGTAACGGCGCTCAACCAGTAAGCGTTATTGTCGATGGACACATTCTAATTGAACGATTACCTGTTAAGCCAAGCGATGCAGCTCAAACAGCAATGCGAGAAATCAAACTATATGATGCATCTGGGAAAATGATTGCACTACCAGCCGCAGCAAGCGGACTGTAATAGGAATATAGGAGGAAAAAATAAATGGCAAATATCGCAGAATTATTTTCACAACGTAATGTCTTAGACTATGTAAACAATCGTCAAGCTCCCCATTTGTTGGGTGAAACACTTTTTCCAGCACGAAAGGTGCAAGGGCTTGAATTTGATATTTTAAAAGCAGGTACTCGTATTCCAACGATCGCAAGCGTACATGCATTTGATACTGAGGCAGAAATTGCATCTCGTGTAGCTTCTCGCAGCGCTCAGGAATTAGCTTTCATCAAACGCAAAATTCAGTTGAAGGAAAAAGACTTGATTGCATTGCGCAATCCTCGTACTGCTGAAGAACAGGCTTTCTTGGAAAATGAAGTATATAATGATGTATTTTCAATGGTTTCTTCTGTTAATGCGCGTGTTGAAAAAATGCGCATGGAAGTATTGGCAAACGGAACCGTAACATTAGATGAAAACGGATTGGACTTAGTTGTTGATTACGGTGTTCCGTCAGAACACAAAGCTACCGTTGATTTCGCTGCTTCTTCTACCGATGTTATCGGATTATTAACTACATGGGCAGGTACGCTAGATACCACACCAACTCGGATCTTAACTTCGACTAAAGTTCGTAATGCTATTTTGCAAAATGCTGGTATCAAAGCTTACTTCAAAGATGCTGGATTGCTGCCAACAGCTGGAACATTAAATCAGTTGTTACAACAATTTGGTTTGCCAGTAATCGCAACGTACGATGCTAAGTACTATAAAGAAAATGCTCAAGGCGTGTTGGTCAAAGAGCGCTACTTCCCAGAAAATAAACTTGTCATGTTCGGTGATGAAAATCCGGGCGAATCTATTTTCGGTGTAACGCCAGAAGAATCTCGGCTATTATCTGGTGGTACTAATGATTATCAAGTTGGAAACATTTTTGCAATGGTTTATGAATCAAATCTTGACCCTGTTGGAACATGGACAAAAGCAGCTGGTACTGCACTTCCTAGCTTCCCCGAAGCGGACAACGTGTTCCAAGCAACTGTATTAGCAGAAGGGTAGGTGATCCTCTATGACCAAATATAAAGTAGCTAAAGTTTTCATTGATGTTCACACGAAAGAAACTTATAAAGTTGGTCAAGAGATTGATTTGAACAAAGAGCGCTTTGATGAAATTGAGAAAAATCTTGAAGCGTTTGGTGGAGGATTCTTAGAACCGATTAAGATCGAGGAAAAACAAGTTAAGAAACCAACTAAATCAACTAAAAAGAAAGGTTAGTCATTTGACTAGCCTTTTTATTTTTGAAAGGAGGCAGTCATGGACGAAACCTTAGAAGAAGTGAAACGATCGCTCGAAGTTGATAACGAAGAACTCGATAAACAGCTAACTGACTTTATCAAACGAATCTCAAGCCAACTATGTGTGCGTTTAGGCTTCTTAGAGAGCGTTCCTGCGGCGTTAAACTATATCGTAATCGAATGTACGATCAAGAGATTCAACCGCAAGGGTAACGAAGGTATGAGCTCGTATGGGCAAGAGGGAGAATCAATCTCCTATGGAAAGCTTTTAGATGATTTTGAAGAGGATATTTTTGCATATCTAAAGAAGCAAAACGGGGATACCCCTCCTTATAGAAGTGTGGCGACTTTTATATGAGATATGACACAGAAGTAACTTTCGTTATCGAAAAAGATGGCTATTATGATCCAGAGTTAGGGGAGCATGTAGAACCGACCTTAGACGAAAAAATCAAGCTTGCTAATGTAACTGATTTGGGAACTGATCGCTCGAAAGTTTTGTTCGGAGATATTAAGCAAGGTGCAAAAGTTATTCGTTTACTTCGACCCTATACCAAGGAGTGGGATTACGTTTTAATATTCAACAAACTAAAGAGCAAAACGGAGAAGTTCGAGATTATCACTGAGCGTAACCTTCGACTTAAAAACACTTTTATCGTCCAGGAGGTGATTGCAAAGTGAAAGTTTCATTGGGTTACAAAGGTGTGGATGAGCTGCTTAAACACTTGGAAGAAGCTGTCACGCTTAGAGATGTGCAAATGGTAGTTAAAACAAATGGAGCCGAGCTTACTAAGCGCATGCAAGAAAAAGCCCGCTTTAATGGACATTGGGAAGGGGATGTGTTTGTGCACCCGACAGGCTTCACTAGACGATCAATTCGAATGTGGTTGTTGGAAGGCGGTTTTGTTGCACAAGTTGGACCGCAGAGTGATTACAGTCCGTACTTAGAATATGGAACTCGATTCATGAGCGCTCAACCTTTCGTTGGTCCCGCATTTAATGTGCAGAAAGCAATCTTTATGAAAGACATGCAGAGGTTATTCAAATGATTAAGACAAGAGATCAATCAATTTTTGATGAACTTTTTAAAATATCCCAAGAAAAACTAGGATACAAAACATATGATTACAAAACTTTAGAGGATGTTGGTTATCCCTTTGTGGAATTTGAGAACACTCAGACCATCCATGAAGTAAATAAAACTGACATTAAAGGGTCTGTGATTGTGGTTTTATCCGTTTGGGGATTACAGAAGAAACGAAAGCAGGTGTCAGATATGGCATCTGCTCTTTTTAATGAAGCTAGATTGATAGAAGCCACAGAAGGCTATTATTGGGCTTTAAATTATCAAGCAAGTGGAATTCAAGTGATGGACGACACAACAACCAATACGCCCCTAAAACGAGCGGTTGTCACACTTGAATTTAGAATTAGATAGGAGGAAGAACATGGAAGCATTAAAAGGTATTGATGTCATTTTGCTTTATCGCTTATTGAAAAAAGAAACTCAGGAAGCCGCTTGGAAAATGGCATTTCAAACAGAACACGAAAATGGTTTATCAAGAGATTCAGACTCTACAGTGACAAAAGATGGAAATGTGCAAACTTTAAGCCCTGTTGAATATGATTTTTCGGCTACTTCAATAGTTGCTAAAGGAGATTCTCATGTAGATGAAATGAAACAAGCTTTATTAAATGGCGATATCATTGAAATTTGGGAAATCAACAAAGCAGAACAGGGAACAGATGATAATGCAAATAAGTACAAAGCTACTTATTACCAAGCATATGTGTCTGAATTTACTCCATCGGCTGCTGCAGAGGATAACGTTGAATTAAGTTTATCATTTGCAGTAAATGGTGTTGGTCAAGATGGTTATGCAACCTTGACAGAAAATCAAGCCGATGTTGTTCAATATGCATTCAAAGATACCGTGAAAGCAACTTCGACAGGAGCATAAGAGGGCTTAGATGCTCTCTTTTTTATTTTAGGAGGATGAAAAACATTGAAATTAAAAATTAAAGGTAAAGAATATTCGTTTAAATTTGGCACTAAATTTGTACGTGAATTAGACAAAGTGATGCCTTTCATCGATGGAAATATGGAATTTGGAATGGGACTCTCAGCAAAAGTCTTACCGGAATTACGTTCTTATAATGTCAACACGTTGTCACGAGTTCTGGAAATAGCAAATAGAACTGAAGATGAATCTATTACATTAGATGAATTGGATGATTACATCGATGAAGTTAAAGACATTGAAAAATTGTTTGATAACGTCTTAAAAGAATTAGCAGAGTCAAATGCGGGAAAGTTAGCGGTCCGAAACCTGAATCAGAAATTGAAAGAAGCGGAAAAACAACAGGCGGAATAGATTCTGCGCTTGCATATGAACAAATTCTTATAAATTCCTTTCGATATTTGGGAATGACCAATATTTCAGATATTGAAAGGATGACTTTATATGAATATAGCGTTCGAATGACTGCAGCTCAACTATCTTGGCTTGATAAAGAAAAATTAATTCACGAATTAGCGTGGGCAAATCAGCAAGTTCAAGCGGAGAAAAAAGTAGGCAAAAAGACAGTTCCTGTATATCGCTCCTTTGAAGAATTCTTTAATTATCAAAAAATTGAAGATTCGATTATGGGAATTTCCGAACTTTCAAAACAAGATAAAAAATTCCAAAGTTTACTAACTAAAGCTAACTCTTGAGGAAAGGAGGAAAAACATGGAACAATTTTCTGTTGAAGCCTTGTTAAAAGCCACAGATAGTGGATTTGTAAAGACTTTTAAAGATGCGCAAGATGCTGTTAAGACTTTTGAAAAGAATTCAAATAGTATGACAACCGCTGTTGGTAAAGTGATGCAAGGTACTGGTGCCGCAATGACAAAGTATATTACCACACCTCTTATAGGAGTAGGCGTAGCAGCTGCTAAAGTTGGTGGTGACTTTGAAGCACAAATGAGTCGTGTAAAAGCTATATCGGGAGCAACTGGCGACACATTCGAACAGATGAAACAGCAAGCGATTGATCTAGGAGCAAAAACTGCTTTTAGCGCAAAAGAATCAGCTGCTGGAATGGAAAACTTAGCTTCTGCTGGATTTAGCGCACAAGAAATCATGAAAGCAATGCCGGGTCTTTTAGACTTAGCAGCTGTATCTGGAGGGGATGTGGCTCTAGCTTCTGAAAATACTGCTACTGCTTTGAGAGGATTTGGTTTAGAAGCAAGTGAAGCAGGACATGTCGCTGATGTATTTGCTCGTGCTGCTGCGGACACCAATGCGGAAGTTGGAGACATGGGAGAAGCATTGAAGTATGTTGCTCCTGTAGCTAATTCAATGGGGATTTCTTTGGAAGAAACTGCAGCAGCTATTGGTATTATGAGTGACGCAGGCATTAAGGGTTCTCAAGCAGGTACAACGTTGCGAGGAGCATTGTCTAGGTTAGCAAGGCCAACAAAGGCTATGCAAGATACAATGGATAATTTAGGTGTTTCGTTTTATGATGCTGACGGTAAAATGAAACCTTTAAAAACTCAAGTAGAATTACTTAAAAAAGCTTTTGAAGGCCTGACGCCTGAACAACAACAAAATGCTTTAGTAACACTATATGGGCAAGAATCATTATCAGGGATGATGGCTTTGATTGATAAAGGACCTGATTCATTGGGCAAATTAACAAAATCTCTGAAAGATTCTGATGGTGCAGCTGACGATATGGCTCGGACCATGCAAGATAATATGAATTCTTCCATCGAGCAAATGTTTGGAGCTTTTGAGTCAGCAGCTATTGTGATTCAAAAGATTCTAGCACCATCCATCAGAAAAGTAGCAGATGCTATTTCTGGCTTAGTAGAGAAATTTGTGAGTGCACCAGAATCAACTCAAAAATTAGTGGTTGCTATCGGCTTAATTGTTGCTGCTATAGGACCGTTAATTTTTATGATTGGTTCAGTAATTATATGGATCAATAGGGTGAAAGTAGCTTTTAAAGCTTTAAGTGAAAGTTCAAAATTGTTTAGTGGATTAAGTAAAGCAATGGGTCTTCTTACAAATCCGGTTTTTCTGGTTATAGCTGCGGTAGCACTACTCGTTGTAGGTTTCATCTATCTTTGGAATACGAGTGAAGATTTTAGAAACTTTTGGATTGGCTTATGGGAGGGAATCAAGTCTGCTGTAAGCTCGGCAGTAGAATGGATTCAGAATGCATGGAAATCTACAGGAGAATGGTTTAACAATTTATGGAAGTCCATTAAAGAAGGCGCAGACAATGTTTGGACTACAATTCAAGAAGCCCCTGGAAAAGCGGCAGATTGGATCAAGAATAAATGGACTGAAACAAAAGAGTTCTTTTCGAGTATATGGGATGGCATCAAAGAAGCTGCCAGTTCCGCTTGGGAAGGAATTGTAAACATTCTAGCACCGTATGTTATTGCCATAAAAAATGTCTTTCAGCCAATGATTGATTTCTTTACGAACCTATGGTCTCAAATTGGATCAATCGCAGGATCTGCATGGGAAATTATAAAAACTGCTGTAATGGGTCCAATTCTACTTTTGATTGATTTGATAACAGGCAATTTTAATCAGCTAAAAGAAGATGCTTCGATGCTGTGGACTACATTAACCACAAATATCCAAAACATTATCACAACATTTGTAGATATAGTTGTTGGTTATTACACATCCTTAAAGGATACTGTTATAAATATCTGGAATGTGTTAGCTTCTACTATCAAAGATGTGTGGAATTCTTTTACTACATGGATCAAAGAGACAACTAACAATATTGTAAATAGTATTAAACAGGGATGGAGCAACCTAAAACAAGGGACAATCGATCTGTTTAATAATATGATTCAAGGAGCGAAAGATTTATGGAATTCTTTCAAAGCTTGGTTTATTAATCTAGTTATTGGAACTAAGGATAACATCATTCAGGGATGGGAAAACCTAAAACAAGGTACTATAGATACTTTCAACAATTTAGTGAATGGTGCTCAAGAGGCATGGGATAATTTAGTAAATGCTGTTAGTGATACGGTTGATAGAGTAACTGGCTGGTTTGATAACTTGAAAAATATCGATTTACTAGCAGCCGGAAAAGCTATCATGGATAGTTTTCTAGAAGGGTTACAAAATGCATGGAAATCTGTGCAAGATTTTGTTGGAGGTATTGGTGATTGGATTCGTGAACACAAAGGACCTATCCAATACGATAGAAAGCTATTGATTCCAGCTGGTCAGGCTATTATGAACGGTCTGAATAAAGGACTGACAGGAGGATTCAATGACGTACAGAATACTGTTGGAAGTATGGCAGACTTTATCGCGGAACTTTTCAATGCAAATCCTGATGTAGATATAGCTGCAAATCTGAAAAACGCAAATAAAAACATTGGTGCACAAGTTGAACATAAAGTAAATATGGGCGGCTCTACTAAACCAGCTGTATTTAAATTCAATCTTGGAAGACAATCGTTTAGATTATTTTTGGACGATATTGCACAAGCTATGGGCGAAGGTGCAGACATTAATCTAGAATTTTAGGAGGGAATATTTTGGATCAGCGAGAAAATAAAATGTACTCATTCAAAGATACAACTATTAATCTCAATAGTTCTAAACGATTCCTTCCAACGTCTGCCATGATGTACGATGGAATGTATTTAGAAGATTTGATTGAGGGGTATCAAACACTCACGGTGGAAGGTAGAGAAATGCTTTCTGTAGAAGTTGAACAGCAAGATATACAAATTGGTTCAATCATTACAAATCAGAAAATACCTTCAAGAACACTAAAAATAACATACAAGTTGGAAGACAGAGATCCAGAAAAACTACAGTTTAAATTCAAAGAGCTGTTGAATTATTTATACCGGAATGAAGACGTGGAAATTAGGTTTCATGATGAATTAGATTTTTATTACTACGGTCGCTATACATCAACTGATACTGTTCCAGGAGACTCCAACTCTATTATTTCAAGTTTTAATGTATTCTGTGCGGACCCACTAAAGTATACAAAAGAATGTGTTAGTGATGGCTATATTGGAAATCCGATACAGTTTCCTATAACACCAAGAAAAATTGAAGTTACTTTATCCATGAATAATTCAATCAAAATTACAAACGGAGAACAAAATATCACGATAACTGATGCGGCAATAAAAACAGGAGACGTGTTGGTTTTTGATTTTTCCGATGAGCAGGTAACTGTAAACGGAGAATATTGTACTTCTATGATTGATTTAGAAAGTGATTTTGAGAACTTTTATCTTAAGCAAGGTCAGAAGATAACTAGCAATAATGGGAAGCTTAAAATATTCTATAGGGGGGCGACAATTTGAGTGAGACAGTTTATTTCTTTGATCACTTGCAAAAACTTATTAAAAGAAAAAATACAAGAAGTTTAATTGAAGTCTCCCAAGAAAAAGAAATTAGTTCTGATAAGAGCGATCTAATGAAAGATACTCTTTACGTTACGACAAAATATGATAAAGAAATAGAAGATGCAAGATATATGGCGATTCGTGAAAACGAGTCGTCTTTTTCGTTGTATCGAATTACTAAAGTGAGCGACCCATCTGAAACATTAGAGTTTACAGGGTTAGGATTTGCAACGAATGAATTAGATGCTTACATCATCAAAGATATTAGACCGAGTGGGCAGCCCTTAAAAAATGTCCTTGATCGATTGATTGAATTTACTGAAGGAAATTGGCGCGTTGGTCACGTAGAAGCAATGTTACCAGCAGTAACTGCAACTTTTTACTATGTCTCTGTAAAAGAAGCGTTGAAAGAATTGCAAACCTTAGGTATGGAATTTGTCTTTAGGTGTTCTTTGAATTCTGATGGAATAAAGGATAAATGGATCGAAGTATATGAACAAATTGGTGAAGAATCGAATACACGTTTTGTATATGGTAGTAAAGCATTAACAGTTGTAAGAGAGATAGATAGAAGCTCAATCTCAACTTCAATGATAGGTCGTGGACGAGGCGAAGAGGTTGGTGACGGATACGGTAGAAGAATTGAATTCACTGATGTTGAATGGAAAAAGTCGAATGGTGATCCTTTAGATAAGCCTAAAGGCCAAAATTGGCTTGAAGATCCGGAAGCAACTCAAAAGTATGGGATACCACAAAAAGATGGATCAATGAGAAAACGAGAAACCGTAGTAGTGTTTGATGATATAGATGATCCAACAGAATTACTTAAAAATACTTATTCAACCTTAATCGATTCTGCTAGACCGTTAATACAATTCAAAGCTGAAGTCACTGGAGGAGATGTGATAGGAAATACAGTGACTATTCACAGATACGATAAAGGTTATCACTATAAAACTCGTATTTATAAAACTACATTCAATCGGCTTACCGGTCAAACGAATATCGAACTAGGGGATAATTTAACACAAGATGTTAGAAAACAAACGGCTTCTATTGTCAATAATATTAATAGTTTAGAATCTAGCAAAATGACATTTTACGAATCAACAGAGATTGGAAAATATCAAGATGACATTATGCGAGGCGCAGGAGATAATGGCGGTTCTATTTATTGGGTAAATGGAATTGAAGCTGGTGTTAGTGATAGTAGAGAAATCTATGAAACTGTTTATATGGATGGACCTAACATTCCTAGATCACGCTTTTTTATGGTCCAAAATAACTCAGGAATATCTTTCAAACAGTGTAAAAAAGGTGAATGGCAAACAATCCAAGATGTACACAATGGCGATAGCACGACCGCGTGGACGTTGGATGGAACTTTCAATGCTAATTTTATTAAAGCAGGAATTCTTTCAGGTATTCTCGTGCAAGGGGTAGCTTTAAAGACATTGGATGATAAAAATTTCCAATTAGTGGCAGAAGGAGGACAACTTTCTTTTGAAAAAAAGGTCATTTCAACTGGGCTTGACGATGTTCACGGAGAATCGCTTGGATCCATCGTAGCAACTTATGGAGGCGGAAAAATAAATGGGTTTGCTGTATGGAAAGAACCAAACTATATTTTTTCCATTAACGCTGGGGACGGCGGCGATCGAGGGAATCCTGTTTTTCAAATTCCAGCAGACGTTACTGCTGATAAGCGCAAATATAATCTTTACGGTGATGGTAAATTTTCAGAAGGAAATATAACCATAGATGGCCGTCTAGATGTCAAAGAATTATATGTGAACGGCGTTAAAATCGATACAAACGGTGGAGGCAATACTGGAGGAGACAATACTGGAGGAAACGATAACGGTTGGAATGGACAATATCCACCAGAAGTAACTACCGATCGGGATAAACGTTATTGGCAGATTTGGGCAATGGCAATAGGTGCTGGCTTTACTAAACAAGCTGCTGCAGCCTTACTTGGAAATGCACAAGGAGAATCAGATGCTAATCCAACCGCCGATGAGGGCAATGGCGCACCAGGATTCGGTTATGGTGTATGGCAATGGACGAATTCCACAGGCGCAACTAGCGGACGTGTTTACATGATCAATTTAATGACAAAGGCTGGCATCAGTGATGATCCAGACACGATCACGGCACAGTTCAAATTGTTGATGTGGCATGCACCAAATGGTCAATGGATCGCAACTAGCGCTTATCCTTATACATGGACACAATTCATGAATCTGACCGATATCAACACCGCAGCGCAAGCATTCGTGGCTAACTTTGAACGTCCACGTGATCCACATCCAGAACGGACGACATGGGCACAAGAATGGTACGACAAATTCAAAGATTTGGAAATTCCTGCATCAAAAGGATATATAAAACCAATTGCAGATCCAATCAGAGTGACGAGTGAATTTGGCTGGCGCACTTCTCCAATTACAGACGCACAAGAATTTCATAACGGTATTGACCTTGTAAATGGAAATCCTAATACACCTATTTTTGCTTCAGCAGATGGCGAAGTGATCGTTGCAGGAGATGCGAACTATTATGACTGGTATGGAAACTGGACAGTAATCAAACACGCTGATGGAATGTATACAGGCTATGCTCATCAAAGCCGTGTGGATGTCTCAAAAGGACAAAAAGTAACTGCTGGTCAGCAAATTGGGCTGATGGGGACAACAGGACCATCAACTGGAGAACATCTTCATTTCCAATTTATGGATGAATTTTATCCATCTTCTTCTGGCCATTTCCATAATGCAAGAGACTATATCAATTTCTAAAGGAGGGATAGTCGTGGCAGAAACGCAGCATAAAATGGTCCTATCCACCACCGAACCAAATAACGGAATAAATTTGGTTCGAATTCGGCAAGGGGATGTTTTAACGCAAAAGTTCGTTGTTGAAGTGGTGGAACATGGCAAACTAAAAACATTCGATGGCCTAGTGCCATTTTTTATTAATACAACAAAATTTGGCGAAAACCAACCTGTTGAACAAAAAGTACAGGAATACAGTCCAGCACAAGCAAGGCTTGTTTACACGCTAAGCGAGCCTGACTGGCAATGGGGTGGTGAAAACACCGCCCATTTCAGCTTCCGATCACTCAATGGCGACGGAACTTGGAGTGAACAATTTAGCACACAGGATTTTACCTATCGAGTCATTTCTGGAATATCTAGAAGCCAGTTACGTGATTCTGGCTATGTGTGGACCTTTGAGGATTTGCTAAGAAAATTCAAAGATTACATGGATCAGGGCAAAAATGACTGGAAGCAGTGGTTAGAAGATAATCGTGAAATACTGGAAAATATCGATCCAGGTGGTACGATCATTAACATTTTGAATGAAGCAAAAGGAGATTATGACAGTTTAGCCGCTCGCTTAGACGATATTCAAAATAAAACATTCAATGTTCCTAAAGGTGCAGAACAAGTGCCAATCCAAAGAGACAAACTTTTCTACGACAGAGGCGCGTATAACTGGGTTCGTCCTACTAACTTAGATACAGTGATCGCGCAAGCAGACAAAACTAAGTTTAACATGGGATTCATGACAGATATTCATGTCGATTCACACGAGCAATTCTTAGATCACTTCGACCAGAAAGACAAAACAGAACGTCGTTGGAGCATTGTCGGACAATTCAGGACGCTAGAAACCTTTGCGGACGCGATGGTATACGGCGGGGATAATATCGATGGATACAGTGGAGGAACAGCGTCGGGTATTTATCCTTATACCGAACAAGAAAGACGCGCGAAGAACTTACACGTGTTGAAACGCTTTGCTAGCGTAGCGACAGCAGGCGCAGAAGTTCCGATCATTCTTTGCCGTGGTAACCACGAAACAGGTAAAATCCCATACGCAAACGATGGACGTTCCCGAGAAGATTCGTTGACAGGTTCGGACATTAGGGAAGCTTACGGCGGACGCTTCGGCGCTACTTTGTTCCCTAGTAAAAAAGTTGCAATTTACCGTATCGATACCGATGATTTCGAAGATCATACGAACTCACAAGGAAAATTCATCGAGTTTTCTGGATATTACAACGGTGCTGAGTTTCCTCATGGAAAACTAGGGCAAAACCAATTGCATGCCTTTGGACAATGGTTAGAACAACTTGATAGAAGCTATCACGTTGTAATTGTAGGACATGTACCTATGGAAAGAGAAAACGACGTAGCAAACGTGACGAAACTAGGAACCTTACTAGACGGCTTCAAACAAGGAGCAAGCGTAACTATTGATTACAATACAATGAACGGTTACAACCCGAGTCCTATGGGACAAAAGACTTACAACTTCGCAACAAAAGGACGCGGAACAGTTGCGGCAATCTTTGCGGGGCATTGGCACTACGAAACAGTAAAAAATTTAGGCACAACACAAATCATCGTTTGCACAAATGCCTTTCCTTCCGAAGAACAGTACAACACAGCGAATGAAACGGGGTTCGCAAACATACAAATTGATACGGCAAAACGTACGATCAAAGTACAAGGTGTGGGCCACTACACTAACCGCAATTTCACGTATTAGGAGGTATAATCAGTGGAAAAAGAAGTTGAAAAATTGCAAGAATCTGTCAAATGGATTTTACAACAATTAGAAATTCATTTCGACGGCACACCACAGCAAGCACACGTGGACGCTACACCGTTAAATGCCGGTTTTTGTACGCCTGAAATCGCAATGAACGCGCGTGGTATTGCTTTGAAGGATAATGAGCTAGGCTGGAAGTATACTAACGTGTACGACGTTCCACCGGGCTTTTATGCCACCACTAACCAATGGTACAAAAACGGGCAGATAACGATGTTTGCCGATGGTTCGATCATGTTACTAGGTGTTATGCAAGAACACAATAAACGGAAACTGCTTTGGGCTTCGGACGGTTACGGCGGAAACATCTACATCGCGCGCACGCATAACGATGATAACGGATATAATAGCCCAGGTTTCCGTAAAGTTGTAACAACTTTTGAGCTATTCAAAGGCGAAAAGCACGGCGTAGGTACAACAATAGACTTAAAAGATAGCATGAAACACTATAGTTCCATGCGCATTCACATTCAAGGGTGGGGTGGGCAAGTGTACGAAGCAAATAACGTGGAAGGCCCAGTTATTATGTTCAGCAACTTATATGACGATGCTGGCGGGTTAGAATTGTATGAGTTGAAACTAGAACGCGTGACAGATACACGCTATGAAATTGTTCGTTCTGCTCAAGTAGCAATCACTGAAAATATGAACTACCACAAAAGCACAAATGCAGAAATCCAAATCGTTAGAATAGAGGGTGTGAAATAATGGTGCAAATCATTAAAAGTGGGACAATAAAAGTGCCTACGCAACCGAAAGATTTTGATTTGAAAGCAACTGGATTAGTATTCAAATCATATGATAACCAAGTGGCACTAGAATTTAATGTGGAAAAACAAGACGGCACACCCGCAGACTTGTTAGGCGCTAACTTACGCTTATTAATGTTTATCTATGACGAAATAGACGGAACAGTGACCAAAGAGCCAATTCCGTTTATCACGAAAAATCTTATCACTGAAAGTTTTCTAAATGGACATGTCGTGTACATCTTGCCAGAAGCCATGAAAGCTTATAACGGCATGGTGGAAACTTATGTGTATATCGAATATTCAGACGGATCAACGAGCGATAACTTAGGTTTCACGTTCCGTATGCAACGTTCTAAGATTGATGGATTGGCACAAGATAAAGCAGACTACTTCATTACAGACTTCCAACAACTACTCGATGCAGTTAAACAAAAAGCAGCCGACGCATTGAATGAAGCATTAGAAAATGTAAATTTTGTAGTGAACGTTGCAAATGAAAAAATCGATGAGTTTGCTGATAAGATGAATAGTCAATGGGACAACTGGAATAAGTTCGTGCAAGATTCTAAAGATGTACTAGAAAACATCGATCCTAATGGAGCATTGCTTACAAAATTAAATGAAACCAACAAAAATCTAGATCAGCGTGGTCTTAATGTTTTGACTCTTGGTTTGAAAAATGACGGCATCACAGATAATTACGATAAGTTAACGAAAATAGCGTCTACTTTGCCCAGTGGTTCAAAATTGTTTTTTCCTGCTGGCAAATATGTGCTTTCAAATAATTTCCCTTTCAGAAAACAAATTCATATAGAAGGTATCAAACCTAAATATGAAAATGGAGATTTAGTTGATGGAACTGTATTTACTGGCGGTGGTGTCTATTTC